GGGCATGCCCAACGCGATCAGGCAAGGGCAAGGAGCAATTCGGCGTCAATGTGACAGAGGCGCAGCTCAAGGCCATTGCGGACTCAAAGCGCGTGTCGGGCGAGCACAACGCTCCGCCCTTCAAGCACGTCATTATTATTGAGAAGAAGTAGTAGGAGATATTAAATGATTAAGAGCGCTCTTGTTTGGATTAAAGACAACACCGGAATTGACGAGATGCTCCTTGAGGCAGCCCGTGCTTTTATCGCGACCTCGATCGCGGTAGCCCTTGGCCTTGGAATCCCGCTTCTCGACATTAGCGGCGGGGACTTTAGGACGGTTATTTCGGCTGGCCTTGCTGCCTGCCTGCAGGTCATTGTTCGCGCCCTGAACCCAGAAGACGGCAAGTTTGGCGTTGGCAAGGCTAAGGCCGTTGCCGCAGAGAAGGCCTCCACGGCCCACATTGCTGGCTCCGCCATCGACACGGACGGGGACGGCATTGCTGACGAGCTCGCAGGAAGCCTTGCCAACGAAGCCTACGATCCAGGCGAGTTGGACGACACCCGCAAGCCGTGATATACTCCGCTACGCGGCAAATAGCCGACGTAGCAAGGAGTATGTGAAATGGCAGCAAGCACCAAGGCAAAGAAGCCTGCTAAAAAGGTAGCGCCAAAGGCTAAGAAGGCAGCGCCAAAGGCGGCGAAGCCAAAGGCTAAGAAGAGCCTCTTGTCGAGACTCTTCTCGAAGTAGCAAGGAATCCCCCCGCTTAGGCGGGGGGATTTCCACATCTGTGTTGAAAACTTTCCGTATAAGTGTTATGCTGGCTGAACGCGTGGTAGTCACCGCGTGCATATAAATGGAGGTACAGATGTCCGTACAAGAAATGGTTAATCAAATGCGGGCGGACTCGGCAAAGAAGGGTCCACTCTGCGGCGCTGGAATTGCCTATAAGAAGCTTGGGAAAGACGAGCAGCAGGCAATGTCTGAAGCAATGAAAGACGAATCCATCATGATCGTTGCGATCTGCAGGTGGCTCTCTGAGAAAGGCCATCAGGTCCGACCTCACACAATGTCCAGACATCGCAGGAATGAATGCGGGTGCGCAAAGTGAGTGAGGAACTTAATAAGATACTTGCGGTTCAGCAAGATATTGAATCTTCACGAAAGCCAAAAAGAAAACATGCAGAAGGCTGGGAGCCAGGAGTTTCCTGGAATGGAAATGACGGCACCATCGTCACGGATGGCATGCCAGCAGAGTCTGCCCCAAACTGGGACACCGTACTCAAGGTCTGGGGTCTTGACCCAGAGCACTTTGAGGTAGTCGAGCCAGTGCTGTTTAACGTCTGGGGAGACACCCTTGGCGTTCTTAACAGGCAGTGGAAGGGAAAGGTTGTTAAGAAGGCCGTAGCCCGAGATAGCGATTTCGGTGACATGATCGAAGAGATCAAGCGACACAAGTTTTCCCGACCAGAAGTGTCGTCCGATGGTAGTGCGCTCTTGGTTGCAATTTCCGACCTGCAACTTGGCAAGGGCGAGAATGGCGGGACGGCAAAGATCGTAGAGCGCTTCTTGCGTGGAATCAACGAGGTTGAGGCTCGCTGGAAAGAGCTACGAAAGCTTGGCAGACCGCTCTCAAGGATGGTTGTCGTAGGCCTTGGGGATATCATTGAAAACTGCGACGGCCACTACGACATGCAGGCGTTCCAGGCAGACCTCGACAGGCGAGAGCAGGTTACTGTTGCGAGAAGGCTAATCACCAGGGCGATATCTCAATGGTCAAAGTTTGCACCAGAGGTTATCGTTGCCTGTGTTCCGGGAAACCACGGCGAGAACAGAAAGAACGGCAAGGCGTTTACAACGTTTGGCGACAATGACGACGTTGCCGTATTTGAGCAGGTCGCCGAGATCTTGGCGGCAAACCCAGATGCATATGGGCACGTAAAGTTCATCATCCCAAAGAACGACTTAACAATGACTCTTGACGTGTACGGAACAATTGTGGGCCTTGCCCACGGTCATCAGGCAAGGCGCGGCGGTGGAAACTCCGTTGGCAAGGTAGAGAGCTGGTGGGCCAGGCAGGCGCTTGGCATGCAGCCAGTCTCAGATGCAACTCTGCTTTTGACTGGGCACTATCACCACCTGACGATGGCGACGCACGGTGCGAGAACGCACATTCAGGTCCCATCCCTAGATGGTGGCTCGCAGTGGTATAGGGAAGTTGCTGGCGTCGATGCGCCGACAGGAATTCTCACCGTTGTAGTTGATAATCGCGGCTGGGACGACCTCAGGGTTCTGAGGTGCCTAGAAGCTTAGCGTTCCACCCGCTCTGCCCGAACAAGAAGGTGGTGGCGGACAGCCTCGAAGTCAATCGCAATGACGCGAAACTCGTAGCTGTCTGCCACTAGCCTGTCATTGAGCCTGGGGCGCTCCCTTCCCTGAAGGTACGGAGTCCAAAATCTATACACCTGCCTAGCGGCTGGTCCGGTTGGATTGGCGTGCTCTCGGCTTCCATCCTCCCTGAGTGACTGATAGTGGCACTTCTTCACCCAGATGGTTTCATCGGTTGTCACTGGCGTTCCGGTTGCGTCCTGGCTCGACATTCCTTTTCGCTTAAGCGTGACGGTGGTCATTGCTCCCGGGATCATCGAATAGACACCGCGATGTATTGATCAAGTATCGCTGCCGCCGTTGGTGGAATTGCCAGCGCAGACTGCTTGCCTGGAGCCGACTGCGGGAGGCGCTCCATGGTCGTATCTCCGACCGTCAGGCGGGTCAGCTGGCCCATCCCAGACTGATAGAGCGCATCGCGGGATGCAAGGTCAATTGCAATCAGCGCAGTAGCGTCCTTGATCTCTTGTGGGGTCACCGCGTATCCATGCGTGTAGTTTATTACTGCGACAGGGTCAATAAGTCCCAGCGCTACGATGGCGGGGAACAGCGAGTACGTCACGTTTGCAAGGCTAGTGACCTCAACGTAGTTTTGGCTGGTATTTATATAAAGATCAGAAAGGCTAAAGGTTGCCCGCTGCTGGTTGCTCACAAAGACCTCAAGGCTATTGACGGCGATAATCGGCCTTGAGTACGGGAAGACCCTTCTGGTCTGCTGATTCCACCTATGCTGCTCTACGGTTGTCTTGTAGCGGAATGAGAATCCGCAGTATCCATCAACCATTCTAGAGGCAACGCCCACAAGCTTCTCCAGCCTGCTGTCGCTTGAGTCTGTTCCGTCGGGAAGTGAAAGGGCGCCAAGCTCATACTCACGAAGTTCGCCTACAGTGATGTATCCGGTATCAACGCCCTGATACGGAGTAACCCAAGCCCCATTTCCAGAGTTTCCCGTTAGCCTCCATGTGTACCAATATCCATACGGGGATGTGCTGTCAGAGTATGAGTATGTTCCTATCTTTGCGTCAAGGGTCAAAAGTGTCCCGAGGTTGGCGAACGTGCCAGTCTGGGCGCTGGCATCCGCCTGGGATGCCGCCCTTCCAATCTGAATGCCGGTGTATGTTGCAGCCGCCGTGGCTGGATCTGAAACAGATACATTAACTCTTATCATTTGCACATCCTAAAACAATAGGGCCCGCATTTCACTACAAAAGTGTCTGCGAGCCCCATTGAAGCTAGATTGATTACTCGGACTTGCCGAAAACCTTTTCGAGCTCGGCCTTCTGGGCGGCCGTAAGCTCTTGCTTTGGAGCTGCTGGCGCATCAGGCTCAACCGTGCAGCCCTGGGCAACAGCCTGGACTAGGTACTTAGCCTTAATTCGCGCAACACCTTCATGGAAACGAGCAACGGTGCCGTCTCCAAAAACAAGCGATGAAAGACCGCTGTGATTACGGATGCGAACTACCTCGTCGTCTGAAACGGCGGCCTTAGCGGCCGTAACAGCCTTCTTGGCAACTGCAGCAATATCCACTACTGGCTCTTCTTTCTTGATATCTTCAAACATTTTTGCTCCTTCGCATCTGGGGCCCCGGGATTGCTCCCGAGGCCCCTTCAGCAACTATCCGATTAGACCGTGACGCGAATCTTGGCCTGGAACTGCGGAGCCTTGTTCGCGAACCCGAACATCACATACATGATGTAGAGGCGCGTGAGTGCACCGTTGACGCCGATCGGAATCTCGAGCGTCGTGATTGAGTCAGAGCCAAGGTATGGCATTGACCAACCGGCCTCGTCTACCACGTACATATCGCGGTAGTCGGTTCCGGAAATTGCATACGAACCAATGGCATCGCCAGGAACGGCAAGAAGCGGAAGTGATCCCGCTGCCGTAACGACTGAACCGAAGGTTGCGCCAGCAAGCTGATCCGTCTGCGACGGGGCGTTGTAGCGAACGAGGTTTGTAAGCTCATTCACAAGCCCTGCGTAGTCGGTTGGGCTGCAGACGATGGCCGACGGAGCGCCACCGTTGTCCAGGACGCCAGCAACAGCAGTGTTGATGGTGGACAGGTATGAAGCTGTCCCCTTGCCAACAATCTCGTTACCAGCGCTTGCTGCCGTTCCGAGAAGCTTGCGGAGGCCGTCAAACGAGTTGGCATCATATGCGCCAAGCTCGGTTGCAGCGCCAGCGCCGCTCGTAACGGTCGCGTTGCCCTGGAACAAAGTCTTCTGAAGCTTGTGTGCAATGGCGGTGACGCCGCTGCCAAGCTCCTGCGAAAGGCCATTGAACGGCGAGCCGCCCTGACCAAGCGCGAACTGATTCTTCAGCGTGATACCACGGCGGGTCGCAAGAACGGCCACATTGGTCGTCTGGCGGCTGTAAGTCGCGGTGTCATCCGTTACAGTGCCGGTCTCCGTCTGGAAGACTGCATCACCGTAAGCGGTCTGCTGGTTGAACGCGTGCACGAGGCCGTTTGCAGGCTCCTTGCGAACACGCTCAAAGAATGGGAACTTCTTAACGAACAGGCTGTAAAGGATTGGCTCGAGGTCCTGGCGGATGAGCGCCGTACCGGCCGAGCTATCAAGGGCCTTTGCAATCTGTGGGTTCGACATCGCGAGCTGATTGAGAATACCGGCATCTGCCTGCTTCCCAACTTCGCGCGACGCCTGAACATCAAGCATCTCGTTGAGTTCCGTTGCAGTCATCTTTGAGAACTTCTTGCGAAGCTCTCGCTGAACTGCATAGGCCTCAGCGGGATCAAAGTCGGACTTCTTCTCGACATCGAGATCTCGTCCGATCGGAGTGCCGTTAAGGGACTCTAGGCCCTTCGCGACATCTTCCAACTTCTCTCGTACTTCAGACATTTTTACTCCTCGTCTTGCGCCTCAAGGACGCGCTGAACATATGGGCTAAGCCAAGGTGCCTTTTCGGCAGCCTTAACGTTTACCTTCTGCGATTGCTTGTCGAATGACTTACGACCGATCCCAAGCTCGCTAATGCGATCAATGAGTTCAAGTGCCTTCGCAAGTTCCTGCTCGACCTTGGCCTTCGACTCAAGGAGCTCGGTTACCTTAGCCGAAACGGCGGCAACCTCCTCCTGAGCAGCGTTGGCTGCATCAAGGGCTGACTTCGCGATCGACTCGACCTCCTCGAAAGAAGATCCGTCGGTCTCGACAACAAAAACCTCCGCCTCGGCCATTTCTGGCTGTGCGGCTGATTCATCGGTAAGTGACTTCTCGGCCTCAGCAGGGACGAGCTCAGCGCCGAGCTCCTGGAGGGCTTCGATAGCTGGATCGATAGCCTCCTTCTCTTCCTCTGCGGAATCCTCAACGTCATCAACCTTCTCATTAACCTCTCCGTCCGCTACGTCATCGCCAGAGGCCTTAATCTCCTCTGGTGACTCGTTAGTTTCCGCGGCTGCCGCATCCGGAGCGGAGGGGGCAACAGATGCGGCAGCTGGCTGCTTATCATCTGCGTCCGTGCTGACCGTAACGGTCACACGTGTCTTCTTCTCTTCGATATCCATTGACTTCTCCTGTGCACTTGCCCCACCAGGAACTGTCCCTGGGGGAAGAATTTCAAGACCCGGAATCTGAGTGGACGTCTGGCTTGGGGCGTCTTCAGCGCCTTCGCCTGGGCCCTTTACCTTCTTTACCATCGATGAGAGCAAGCCAATAAATTCACTTGTTGGCTTGTATCCATCGCCAGACTTCTGCGCCCAAACGCGCACCAAGATTGCCGGATCATTTGGAACTGCTGCGAATTCCTCATTTGTTTTTGGAACCACAACAGAACCGTCTTTGACGACCTGCTCGACCTCACCGTAGCCACCAGGACCATCGGTGTTTTGCCAAGCAACAAAGTCACCGAATCCAAAAGACTTAACTGCGGACTTCTCCGCGCTGTCGTCTTCCTCATCGGTGTCTTCGACATCAGTCCCCTCTTCGATAAGAAGGTTATAAGGGGAACCAGCAAGCGGAGCAACCTCCGGCGAGGCATTTCCCTCAATATCGACAGCCTTAATGCTGTCGATAATCTCCGTGGCATCCTTTGCGCTTCTGAGCGTAGACATCTTGTGGCCAACAAGTGTTTCTGTTGGCTTCCCGTCTCTATAGACTCTTATAAGCACTGCTGGGTCTTCCGGTGTGCCATTGATTGTAAAAGAAGAATCCGGCACCTCAAGCTTGCCGTTGGAAACAATTCTTGTGATCTTGCCGGTTGCCCTGCCACCACTGGACCCCCAGCTGACCATTTCTCCAACACGATGCTTGTATGCCTTTGTTTCGTCTGATGGCTCAGAGAAGACATCGCTGTCAACTTCTGGAGCAGACTTCAGGCTCTTGATAGCATTCTGAAGATATGATCTCTGGTTTGCTGGAATTCCAACAACGCTCGCCTCAAGGAGGCGAACTTTTTCGATGACAATTGATTCTGGCTTGTCGCCTTCTGCGGCCTTTCGTCTGGCCTTTTCAACTCGCGCCCCGATAGAAAGGCCGAGCTTTACCCCGCGCTTTATTGCTCGATATGCGCGAAGAGCTTCTGGGTTTTCGTCCTCGTTGACAACTCGGATGTTAAGGTCAAGATCGTACACTTCCTCGTTTGTCTCACGGTCATATCGCTTTACGATCTCGGCGCTAGTAGCAGAACCAAAAAGGTCCTCGGGAACATTGTAGTTGTGATTTAGGAAGACCGTCATATTCTGTCTTGCAGTCTCCGCCATGGTCTTCAAGGCGTCTAGCGACATCTCGTCGCCGTGGAGATCCCTAATTGTCGATGAGGTTGTCCCTGCAACATATCGCTCGCCGTCTTCGGTCTCGTAGGCCTTTAGAGCGTTGGTATAAATTTTAAATTCCAAGGTAAACCCCCCAATTGCTGTATTTTGCGGAAGACCGCTCGAGACCCCTGTTAGACGCCGGTGTCAGCAGATAGTCCCGTATAAGCACTTCCAAATAATCTCCCCTATGGGGCCATTTTGCAAGCCCCTTGATTCCTACGTGAATTTATCATAGCGGTCATAAGATTTACTTGACGGTTGATGTATAATCTTGACATGTGTGATAACACCGCGGTCAAGTGCGAGCTATGCATTGAATTACGGGGTGCCGAGGCTGGCATCCTGGGCATTGTGTTGGCCATGCGCAAGATCCAGAAAATGCTCGCCCCAGTCATGAAGAGGTATGAGGAGATACATAGGGCTCACCCAAGGTGCGCCCTATGTACAATCATGGTCGGCGAGGATCATCACGAAATCGAGCTGATACCGGAGCCAATGGTCCCAAGGGCAAAGGGCCAAAAGAGGTACTCCGTCTGCCCTCAATGCCATAAGGTTCTCTCAAGGGTAAAGAGAAGCGTTCCGCAGCAAATCAAGTATCAGCGCCACGTGGAAGAAGAACTCGTAAGGCTGGAAGATTCCGAAGACAGAGAGTACGATGGCTTTTGGGAAACTTTCAGAAAAGAAAACCCAACAGATATGTCTGACTATATGGGTCTCGAAATGGCAATAGCTGCTATTGGTGAATCTGACGAGACCGAGGACTCTGGGGAAGGCGAAGAGGATGCTGGACGTTAACGAAAGCATAGAGCTTCAATTTGAGGACGGTAGATTCGTTGTCCCAAAGTGGTGGGGTAGACTCCCATCGTTTCGCGGCGTCGGAATTGTCGACGGCGTTCGTTTGATACCATTTAACTATTCGGAGGCCAGATCAATTGTGAATAAAGACCTTGATGGAATTGCAGTATCTGGGGCGCTTCGTTCTTGGCGCACCAGAAAGCCAAAGGAGGAAAATCTATGGTAATGATGCCATGGGAGAAGCGACAGCAGCAAGAAAAGATTGCACAATCAGAGGTTGACGCCCAGCTACTTAAGGATGCAATCCTTATTCCAAATTACGATGCCCAGCCGTATGCTCGCGGCGCTGGCAAGGGAACTGTTCAAAAGCGATCAGTAAATCAACTGCGCAAGTGGTCAAGAACAAACCCATGGATTCGATCTGCGATTAATCTTAGGCGACAGCAGATCAGCCGCGCGAAGTGGGACATCGTCAGTATTGACGGCAGCGGTGAAGTCAATGAGGCCAATGTAAAAGCGATTAAGGCTTTGCTAAGAGATCCAAACACAAGAATGGATTCTTGGCGGTCTTTTATTGAGCCAATTGTTGAGGACGTTCTCGTTCTTGACCAGGGCTGCATTGAAAAAGAATTCACTGTCGGATCTAGGGCCGGAAGAACTGGTCGACCCATAAAGAGCCTCTGGCCAAAAGACGGGGCGCGCATTGCATTTGACCCAGATTGGGACGGTTCAAATCTCAAGAAGCCAAGATACTTTGAGTACGACGAGACCGGAAAGATCATTGGCGAATACCTTAATGAAGAGATGATTGTAATTGTTGGGAATAGGGTTACCTATTCACCGCTTGGGCTTTCCCCGCTAGAGGTTCTTGCTGAGACCATTGAGGCGGACCTTCGAGCGGCAAAGTACAACAACAATATTGTGGAGCAGGCAACACCGCCTGGAATTATTGACCTTGGCGAGGGTGTGCGACCAGACCAGGTTGACGCATTTAAGAATTATTGGGAAGGCGAAATTGCCGGAAAGAGCCAGACCGCAATCACTGGCGGTGGCAAGGGAGTCAAGTGGATTCCAATGGCGCAGTCAAACCGCGACATGCAGTTTATGGAATGGCAGATTTATCTGGCACGAAAGATTTGCGCGGTGTTTGGCGTTCAGCCACAAGACATCGGGCTTAACTTCGATGTGAACAAGAGCACGTCCGAGTACGGCGCTGCGTTCACCGCTGACAACGGCATTGCCCCGCTGTGCGAGCTTATTGCCGACTACATGACCCGAGAGGTTGTCTGGCTTTATGACAGGAATCTCCGGTTTGTTTATACAGATGTTGGCCGAGAGTCCGCTCAGGTTGTTGCTGAATATTACAAGTCCGCACTTGCCGGTCTTCCATGGCTCAGACTAAACGACGCGCTCAAGGAGCGGGGTCAAGAGGGCGTTGGGGAAATGGGCGATGAGGTGTGGATGCCAAGCCCGCTTGGATACATGCCACTTAGATACTACGAGCTTTACCTGAAGGGTAAAGTCGGCGACCCAGATCAGCCAGACGAGCCAACGGATGGCGGACCAGATGGCCCTGACGGTGGCAACGGAAATGATGGCGCAAACAGCCAGAAGCCAGAAACAGGAAAAGAGCAACTTGAAGAAAAACCGAATCCAAGCATGAACTCGAATCAGCAGTCGCAAAAGCAGGTTGCAATCGTCAATGCGGAATCTGTTCTCTCCGACGAATGCCCGGCGTATGTGATTGACGCCCTTGACGATCTTGTTGAGTCTGGCGTTAGCGTAATTGCCATCACATCAACAAAGGGAAAGGTCGAAGAGGTAAAGCAGCAGCTTCTTGAGATTGGGTTTGATTTCTCCGTTGAGGAGAGCACCTTCCCAGTCGGGTCAATGGACTATTACAAGAAGAGCAGAATTGGACAGATCAGCAGAGCTGGCGCGGCCATCGTTTCTCAATACGACCCAGGCAACGCTGATATCTACCGCGCAGCAGGTGCTGCAATTCCAGAGATTATTGAGACTGAGATTTACAAAGCAGACACGATTAACCTCAACGTTCCGGCTGGTGTGCGGGCAGAAGCCCGTCGTGGTCTTGACTGGAGAAGAGAGTTTGGTCGAGGCGGAATCGGCCCAGGACAGGTAACCGCAAGAATGCTTATCTCCAACAAGATGACCATTCCTCGCGTAAGAAAGATGCGTGCGTATCTTGCTCGACACGAAGTTGACAAGAAGGGCGAGGGCTGGTCGCCAGGACAGAAGGGATTCCCTTCGGCTGGCAGAATTGCTTGGGCCCTTTGGGGCGGAGATCCTGGCAAGGCTTGGTCAAACAAGGTCATGCGATCTGTCGAGGCTAAAGAGCGAAAGCGATAGTCGCGCATGGCTGAAAAGTTTTATCATCAACAGCCCTGCTTCTGTATCCCCTGTCGCGTCATGAAGGCAGATGGCGTCAAGCAGCCAGCTCGTCAGATGGAAGAGCCGGAGCAGCCTAAAAAGAAAGCCAAGCGCTCGAAGAAGGCATAATGGCACACAAAGATCCTGTTACGCCAAAAATGAGGAAGGATGTTTTTGACCGCGACCGAGGCTGTGTCGGGCCGCGAGTTGGAATGCATGAAGAATGCGGCAGCCAGTTTGGGCCGGGCGGTCAGATCATCCTTGAATTAGATCATGTGTTCAATTCAGGTTTTGGCAAGCGCGGACCATCCGAGATGTGGAATTTGGTGACGCTGTGCGGATGGCATCATAGAATGAAAACAGAGTCTTCCCGCAAGTGGCGAGAGGCGCTGTATGAGTATCTGGAGGGGTTTCAGTATGATCGAAGTGAATGACTTTCCTAGGGCCAAGTGCGACAACCGTCAATGCATGGCCAAGTCGGCTGGCATCATCGGTAGGGGCCTAGGCCCTATTGTGAAAAGAGGCAATCAGAAATTTCATATTGCCTGCGTCCCCAATTCCCGCTTGACGAAGGGTGATATCATCAAGTAAGATGATACTCTAAAGGAGGGAGCATGCGGGGATCAATTGGGGTTTCTTGCTACGCGTGTGGCGGTTCGCTGTTTCAGCTATCGTCGCGTTCGTACTTTTGCCCCAACGCTCATTGCAGCCCTGGGGGCAGGGTGATGAGGTCCGAGGACGTTTCTGCGTCTGGGCCATCGTCTTCCTCTAAATGCATTCTTGACCGTTGCACAGCACACGGCAGGGGATTGGAGAACGAAGATGCAGGAAATGGATCTGATGATGCTCGGACGGAAGAAGTTCCTGGAGTATCTGAAGCACTCGCTTGAAAATGGCGCACAAGTAAAGCCAAAAGAGATTATCGCGTTCGAGGCCGCCAACGCGGCATCTAACGACTTGGATGGCTTGGTTGACTACGACGAGATTTTGTCGTATAGAAGGGGTATCTCAATTGCAATGGAGGACTGGGTTACAAACCCGGTTCTAGAAAGCCAGGAAAGTTAATGAAGCAAACGGGACCTAATTTTGCGGAGCAAAGGATTATCCAAAGGAAGAAAACTGCACGGGTATGGAAACTCCTTGAGGAAACGGGAATCAAGCGCCGCTACATCGCAAGGCATCTTGGGGTATCGTATGGGTACCTGAATCAGGTGCAGTATGGACAGGCTCCTATCAGTGGGCCAATGCGGAAAAAGATTTCTGAGTTCCTGGGGATTGATGAGGTCAAATTGTTTGAAGACCTCGATGAGTATCTAAAGAAGGGGGAAGAAAATGGCATTTGACAAGAGCGCACTTAAGGATTACGTTGATGTCGCGGAGCGCATTCGCGCGTGGTACGAGGCGTACCCAAACGCTCGCATTGAAACAAGAATTGTCGAGCACACCGAAAAGCGCGTGGTCATTGAGGCGCGAGCCTATCGCGGCGTCAAGGAAGACAACGGGCTTGACGAAAGGCTTGGCTTTGTGGACGATCGTCCAGCAGGCATTGGACATAGCGCCATGCAGATTCCAGGCGCAACTCCGTACACTCGCGGATCGGAAATCGAAAACTGCGAAACATCTGCAGTTGGTCGCGCGCTGGTCATGGCTGGGCTTCCGTCAAAGCGGATTGCTTCTGACGATGAGATCAAGGCCAAGGGCGGCTCGTCGAAGTCGGTTGCCAAGGCTGCCGCAGAAGTATTCGACGACGCGGTGCTTCCGCCACATGTCCAGAAGTTTGTTGACGAGTTTGACAAGGCGACAAACCTTGACGCGCTCAATGAGATCGGGAAGAAGATTAACGAGTCCAGCGCCGATGGCATTGAGATTGACGACATCTCTCGAGAGTTTCTTGTTAAGAAGTTCAAGGCTCGCAAGGCTGAGCTTCAGTGAGAATTATTGAGCGAAACCCAGAGCATGTAAGCGTTAGCGAACTACGCGAGTTTCTCGCCTGTCCGTTACGCTGGTGGTATAAGTATCGTCTTGGCATGTGGACAAATCGCACCACGCCATACTTTGCCCTTGGGACATCGGTGCATAGTGGCCTTCAGATGTGGTACTCCCACGGCAAGAAGAACGGCGATTTGACCTGGGCCTTCCGGGCGTATCGCGAAACTTGGGTTGAGGAGTCGGCAAAGGTTGACTGGGGCGCAGAGAAAGAGCGGGACATCCTTAGCGAAGGGTTTGCTGGAGAGGAGATGCTGCGACACGGAATCCTTGAGGGTGATGACTGGACGGCAAAGCATGTTGAGCATACGATGATGTCGGAAATCTCTCACTCACGACTTGGCAAGCTTCCAATTAAGCTCAAGACAAAAGTTGACATGATTACGGACGACCTTCGCGTGATTGAGCACAAGACATCAGATCGAAGATGGGAGAAGGAGCGCGAGCATCGCGACATTCAGGCAACCGCCTATGTGTCTGCTGTTCGACAAAACTTTGATCATGACCCTTCGGTTGTGTTTAACATTCTAAGCAAGTCGGCCAAGGGCCCAAATGTCGACAGAAGAATAACGACAAGAACCCAGGACGACATTGATTCGCTCTACATCGGTGCTCGCGCATTTCTTGATGCAATTGAGAAGGGCGCGATCTATCCGAACCCCACGGCGTTTGCTCATGCAACCTGTGAATTCAAGGCGCTTTGCAATCAGTGGGAAAGCCACCCGCAGCAAATGCCAGAGACAAGAAAGAAACTCTTCAATCTTGTCCCAACGCTCAAGAAGGACCTCTTCAAAGACGAAGAGTAAGCATCGCGTTGAACTCGATTTGCTATTCATGCGGAACTGAGTATGATAGAGACCCCGATGATGAAAGCTATCTCTGCGACGATTGTGGAGAAGAAGAGTAAGGAGAAGTCGTGTCAATCATCCCGCTAGACGACATCCTTGATGGTCGTGTCTACTGGAGATGCTACAGCGACATGCCGCGACACAAGAAGCTGTGGCGGCTTACCGACAACAACGCCAGATGGGCGTGGGTTGTCTTGTTGTGTGCGGCATCAGAGACAAATGGCTTGTTTGAATCAGATCAACACATCGAGGCGTTGATTGGAACGCAGAACGCAAAGTTCCTTCCGCAGTTCCGACGCGTTGGACTTCTGGACGGACTTGTGGTGCACGACTGGGACGAGTGGCAGGAGCCGACTGACGGATTGCGCGCGGCGCGAGAAGCAATCGCAGCATCTGCGCGCGGCAGGATGGTGCGCGATGGTGATGAAAAAGAGATTCCATCAAGAAGCATGAAAGAGTGGTTGGAATACATCGTCTCCAGCACCAACAGGCAGGGTCGATTGGTTGAGTTCATGGGCCAGATGATCGGCATTGTTCCGCAAAAGAATGATTACGCAAGAATCGCAAAGCTGATGCGCGAATATCCAGGCGGCATCCCTGCGCTTATGTCGGCAATTTGCGAGGCTGCACTTCGGGACCTGAAAGGTGACCCGATTGCATACTTGACAGCAATGGCAAAAAACGGCAACAATAAGAAGGTTGCGATTTCGGCAAGCGTCCGAGACGCACATTTGGAGGAGTAGTCATGGAACACGAACACTTTTGGGGAATTGCTGGGATGGCCTTCTTGGCCGTCCTTCTTCTTATCGCAGCCTTTACTGACTGGCGGGACGACCGATGACAGACGAGGTTGTTTACCTTGAGGACGTTGCCTACGAAGCCAAGCCCCCGCAGGACCTTCCCAGAGCGCTTCAGGCGGCCGGAATTCCTAAAAGGTATCTAAACAGCACCCTAGCCAATTTCGAGGCTCAGGGTGGCTCTAATACGGCCCTAGAGGCTGCCAGGGAGTGGGCAAAGGCCCCGCTGGGCGAGCGAGGACTGCTTTTCGTTGGACCACCGGGGACGGGAAAGACCCACCTTGCCATCGGGGCGGTGCGGGAGAAAATCGCCAGCGGGACGACTGGGATTCGCTTTATCAATGTGCCCATCTTTTTGGATAAGATTCGGCAGTCGATGAAGTATAGTGACAGTGAAGTTATTGAACTTTTTGACTTCTGCTCATCACGAGCATCTGTCGTGGTATTGGATGATCTTGGGAAGGAGAAGGCAACGGACTGGGCAGCTGAACGGCTGTACGTTCTTGTCGAAAGTAGATATAGTGCCTGCCTCTCGACGATTGCCACGACGAACCGCGGTCTCGATGAACTCGATGTCCTTGGATATGGGGCTCTCGTCTCCCGCCTACAGCAAACCTGTCGCGCTGTCAAAGTGGGAGGGGAAGACCAGCGTATCCGGCTTGGAAGGTTGGACGGACGGGCTTGAGATTGTCCTTGTCGGCAGACCGCCGTCATGGAATCGCGCGTATCGCGTTGCTGGTCGCATCATCTACATGACGCGAGAGGCAAAAGCATGGAAGGAGAAAGTAACGCATGAAACTAGACAGGCGCTCATTAAGCGCCCAGATTTTCTGCCAGTCGACAAGAAGCGGATTGTCATCGATGTGTGGGTGCACTTGAAAAGACCCATGGATGCTGATAATCTGTTGAAGCTAACGCTTGACGCGGTAGCGGCTGGATTGGTCGTCAATGACCGATGGTTTATCCCACGAGTTTGGGAAATGGAATTTGGAGCAGCGGAAGAATATGTCCGACTGGTCCTAAGTCAGGAGAAGTGAGATGGCAAAGGAAAGGATTGAAGTAACTGGCAGGCTTGGAAGCAAGCCAGAGCTTCGCAGCACCAAGACGGGAAAGAACGTTTCCTCATTCAGCGTCGCAGTAAAGAACAAGCGCGCAGGCGAGGAGACAACAAATTGGTACGACGTTTCCATCTGGGAGAAGCAGGCAGAGCTTGCGGTCCAGTTGCTTGACAAGGGCGACCTTGTGTGTGTCGAGGGCGTCCCTTCGGTGAAGTCATTCACGACACGCAACGGCGAAACCAAGTCGTCCATTCAGATCACGGCGCGAACGTTTGACCTTCTTGCCAAGGGCAAGAACGCAACGGTTGCAAAGGCGGCCGCGCCAGAAGAAGACTTTTCAGAGGTTCCGTTCTGATGGATCTCGCGACATTCTTTAGCTACGTGGCGGCTGTCGTAATCGGCAGCACGCTCTCTTTAGTCTTGTGGGGCCTGTGGTTCAAGATTGTAAATCGCTGATCGGTTTTCGGTCACGATACCCAAGAGATCAACGTGAAACCTCGGTTGCGGATACTGGTTCCGCGCGCGACGGCTCAAGATGAAAGAGGATCGCATGGTAATCGCCAATGTTAACGGATTGATTACCATGCTTCCTTTTCGTCTGCTCCGTTCCGACGGCACGTCGAAAATTTTTTTGGGGAAAATTGAAGTAGCGGCTAGTCTGGCCCCTACCATCATTCGCCTGCTTCCCAACCGCCGCTACCGGCAACTGCTTGCCACACGAGTGGTACCAGCAGTCCGGCCAAGGCTCTGGGCAGCCTGGTTGCTTGATGCATGGCATGTCAGTACACCGATAGACGAACGGTCCCTTGTAAAGGTGAGGAAGATCAAGTGAAGGGGAAAGAGATTGCTGAGATCGAGTATCGAGGCAAACCAGTCAAGCTCTACATGGATCGATACCCTAGCGGAAAAGTTGCTATCATTGCCTACGGCGTCTATGGCGATCCCTATGGGACCCTTAGCGCCAGCCTTGACCACCTGCCACCACCACCAGAAGGATCGTTTTGGGTCAAGGGGTGGGGGGAACACAGAGAGTTTGCTGCGTGCGCATGGGGAAGCAATGTATTCACTAAGGTGGGTACGACACGGCTTCCGTACTGTAGTGGGTTCATTACTGTAGAGGCTTGGTCAATCAAGCCATAAGGAGGGAATATGAACGAGCAGACAACGATCGTGCGCCCAGCCATCGAAAAGATGGAGGATGTGGTGTACGCCGACGGGTGGGATAACTGCCTGATTGGACACGGGACAATCTTTCATGGGAGCGATGGGCCAAAGGTTGTGGCGATCTATGACCGCAATAAGATCCTCCAGACCCTTCTGGATGACTTTATTCAGACATGTGAAGCAAACCACCCTGGAGACACGCACGAGACGTGCTACCACTTCGAGGAGGCAGACGAGTACATCAGCTTCAATATCGAAGGTGCGTACCTGTCTCCCGGCATGCCTGTGTTTGCCGTGATTGAGAAGGAGTGCGAGTGTGGGTGAGGTAGATTTCGACCCCTGCGCCCAGCACGATCCGAAGTTCTCAAAAGATCAGCAGTTCACATTCCATTGTGACGACTGCTTTGATAATGCAATTAAAGAGCACAAGTGCGAGGATTACTATATTCCCAGCACAAAGGATTGCGAGCTTTGCTGGCTCGCGGAAAAGTAGGAGAGAACCATGGCAGAAGGACAAATCACCGTAGAGATGCTGTTGATAAAGATTGGCCAGCTGTCCGTTCAGCTCGATCTTGCCAATGCGCATATTGTTCAACTGAACGAAGAGATCAAGAAGCTTAAGGAAAAGAAGGAAGAGAAGTCATGAGCAGGGTGTCAACGTTGCTGAACAAGATATCGGGGGAGCTTGCAGTCGTACTGCTGATTGGCCTCGTCTCAACAACAACCGCGTGGACGGCGATTCAGGCGTCCTTCCACAGCAACGCGTCTTCTGCTGCATACAGCCAATATCAGCTGATCATCGCTGATGCGAATAACCTGTGGATCACGGCAGAGGTGAAGTACCGAGCCGACCTGTTGACTTGGGATACCGACCTTGGCGGCTCCTATGAGTTCAGCCTCTATGCGGTGCCATGCCAGCAGGAAAACCCAGAAGGACAACTGCCAGACTGCACCGAGTATATGGACGCCGTGTACGGACCATACAACGAGATGTACGACAGCGGTGAAGGCCCCCTCGCCGAATCAGATCTTGAGGGGAACTACAGCAACCGGCTACAGGTCCTTACGGGCATCTTTGCCGTCGCCCTGTTTGCGCTTGGCGTCACCTCTCCAATGAAGAGTCGGAAAAATGCCTCGTACCTTGTTGCGTTTGCCGCAGCACTCTGGTCGGTCGGCATTGCCCTTATGGCAGCAATCCCCGTCATTTTACTTTAGGAGGAAACATGATCACACAAGATTGTTGCATCTGTGCATGCGTTGGGTGTAGTGAGGGAAACTGCTGCGACCATACGGTCGATAGCCGTGGGGACGTGGCCCTCAGCTTCAGTTCGTATCAACGTGGTGCCGCCGTTACGGCACGCGGAGATATCGCAATCCCAGGCGTGAAAGGTCGCGCCGCCATTGCCTGCATGGGCTTGGCGGGTGAGTCGGGAGAGTTGATTGATCACCTGAAGAAGTGGGTTGGTCACGGCCACGATCTTGACCGCGCCTACCTGACCATGGAACTTGGCGATATCCTTTGGTATATCTCCGAGATTGCCACGGTGACCGGCATTGACCTTGGGGAGGTTGCCCAGATCAATGAGCGGAAGCTGCAGATGAGGTATCCGAAGGGGTTTTCTATCGAACGTAGCAGGAACAGGGAGGATCAATGAGCGAAAATACTGAATCATTCATTCTCATGGCGATCGCGGGTGCTGTCGTCATCATCTCCCTGCTTTACTCTGTTGGTTGCTGATGATTCGCAAGTGCGTTCGGTGTCTTGAGTGGTGGCCCTCAGATCGAGAGTTTTACTATTCCAAGAAACACGGACGCTGTATCGCGTGCGAGGTAGAGGTCGAAGACTTGAATCGACGCCGCGAATACATGCGCCAGGCAGCCCAAAAGTATCGCGATAAAATTAAGGCGGCTTCATAATGTCTTACGCAATTGCAAACATTCCACCAATCTCGTGCTACGTCCGCAAGGAGTACCTTCGCGACCTCCAGGACGGATATGGCGAGTTCACGCCAGCCTACTGGGTGACCGTCAAGGCGATTCGCCACCGCGCCCTCTATGTCGAAGCGTTTCTTCCGGAGTACGGCGCGCTGTACGACAAGCTTCCGATCAGCGCCTATGTATGGAAACCCGAAACCCCAACGCCAGATTTGCCGCTTGGGGACCTGCAGTTGTGGGACGCAAACTCGCCACAACTTGCGGTGATTGAGAAGGCAGCCCTCAAGAACATGCGCTGCTCATTCCGCTCGCAGAACGGTGCATGGCACAACGGGCACTACCTGTTCACCGTGGATATGGTGCACTCTGATCCGAATGAGATTGACGCGAACTGGGCGAGACTACCAGCAGAACACAAATCATATAATTTTATGAAGCTCGACAACGGCCAGTTTGCCGCACAGCCAAACAACCGTGTCTTGTGGCAGGACGAGGCGCTCGTCTTTAAGAATCGCAAGATCCCCGACTTCAAGGTCAGCACCCAGGAGTTCTCTGCCGAGTCTGGCAGATGGGCGCTTGGCGATAGCGACTCATGGGATTATTCAAAGAAGGAGGAGAAGTAATGCACCCGCTCGACGAACTCTGGAGCTCAGTTGACAACGAGCTCCCCGATTCATGGGTTTTTGACGGCGTTTCGCGCGGTCTGCTCTTGTGGATTGCGACTGCGGTAAACTACTCTGGCGTGGAGCACCGAATTGTCAGAGGCGTATCTAAAAGCCCAATTGAGGCGGTGCAAAAGATGATTGCCGCCACAAAGAGGGAGAACCATGGGTAAGAAGTTTAAGCAAATCAAGAATCAGGCGAAGCAGAACCTGCCCTCGTTGTATGCGGGCGGGCCGATTGCCCACGAGATGCACCCGGGAAATACGATGGGACTTCTCGAACTTCAGCGCGATTGCATGCACAACAACATTGCCTTCAAATGGAAGATGGTCCACGGATCGTCAATCCTGACGGACGCTCGCAATGTCTTGCTGCACTCATTCCTGGAGAGCGGCTACTCGCATCTCTTCATGGTTGACTCAGATATCGAGTTTACCGGCAAGGATGTCTTGAGGGCTATGGCCTCTGGTGAGTCGATTGTCGCCCTGCCATGCGCAAAGCGAATTGCAAACTTTGATCTTGCGGTGGAAGTGCTACGAAAGTATCCAGAGATCCCAGCAAGAAATCTTCCTGCCTACATCGGCGGAATGAACTTCCTGCCGATTGATGAAGAGCGACCGGATTCAAGGATGCTGCTCAAGGCGCAGCGCGCAGGAACTGGCGCAATGATCATTCGCCGCGAAGCACTGCTTGACTTCCGCGAGAAGTATCCAGACCGCTGGTATCTTAACACGCTGACGAATCAGCGCCTTACCGAATTCTTCCGCTTCATGGTGCATCCAGAAACGAAAGAGCACTGGGGAGAGGACTTCGGATTCTGTATGGATATGCGCGCAATCGGATACGATGTCAATGTCCTCGTAGATGCACGCACCGTTCACCACGGGTCGTTTGGATACGAGACCGATTTCGCAAAGCTTGCGACGAACTACATGGAGGGAAATCATGAGTGACTTGATGGAGCTGCTCCCACTCCTCAAAGAGGGCGAGCGTCTGTGGCTGATGGAGTACATCAACGAAAGCGAAGAGTGGTCGGTGACGACGCGACGCTGGGACCCAGAAGCTGAAAGCGAGGATAGCGCGCTGGACTACCTTTTTCACGGAAGGGAGTCAGAGCGAGGCGCATGGGTCGGATATCGAAACGCGCGCGGAGAAACGCCGTACGACGCGCTGAAAAAGTTGGTGGAAAATGAGTAAGTGGGCTGAATTTGCTGTCTTGACGTTTGAGGCCGCAGACGAGGTGGTTCAATCGTTCGGCTTTATCATTCACGGCATTCACCGCGCAATGGTCGATAACGACTGGATGGCGGTTGCCCACAACCGGAAGGGTCGAATGGTGTCCGCCAGGGGCAGAAACCCGCATGAGGCGGTCTGCAGGCTCGCGTGGGAGCTCACCATACGGGAAGAGAATCAACAGGGCCGTACGGGCCGCAAATAGGCATTTCCGGGGACTTTACAGGCCCCTTGTGGGTCGCTTATAGAACCCCCAATTCCCCGCAACTATAAAAAATCCCCCGCGTCCCTAGCCGCACAGGGGGAGGGGGGGGTCTTGGACGCATTCTGGGGGTTGGGTGCACCCTCCGGGTGCATCAGCCACCCCAAAGATGCTGCGATTTACCCCTGTGTGATGATGGGTGCAGCGGCGCCGCTGTGGCGCGGCACAATCGTAGGAGGTACACGCTATGTTCGGACTGCTTCTCGCAATCGCCGCGGTGATCGGCGCACTCGTTGGATTCTTCTCCGCGTCATTCGTTGGCGCAATCGTTGGCGCACTCGCTGGCGTCGGCGCGTACGCTTTCGCTTTCTCGCTCTATCTCTTCGGCGATCACTTCGCCGCGTTGCGATGGAGCGAAGGCGAGGTGGAAGAGTTGGAGGGCGACTTCGTGCGCTTCTTCGCTCTCTTCGTTGCGGCGATCATCGGCAGCGCGGCTGCCGCGTGGATCGCGGGCGCGAGCGATGCGCACTCTCTCGCAATCGGATTCGCCACGGGCGGCGTGGTCTGGGTGGCAATCGTAGCAGCGGATGAGATCGATACGGCGATGCGCCGCCGCTACAACGCCTAGCACGCACTCGCACGCAACACCCCGCACCACCTGGAACGCCAGGTGGTGCGGGGATTCTTTTTGCCCTGCGTCAGGCCGGAGCAGCGTTTAGTGGCGGTCGCGCCCCCCGTAGAGGAATATAAGTATAAATATATAAGTAAGTAAGTAATAACATAATAAGTAATCTGAATAGCAAACTGACTGACCCAATAGTTCGATGGTGGCCCCTCCGGGGCCTACGACGACGCCAAAAGAATCTCTATAATAGACTGAGAGATGATGAGGGCGAGCCACCGAAGGCTCGGAAGGGAGAATACGACAATGGTCGAGCGTATGGTAGTTCGCCGTAGCGATGACGAAGTGTATAGCGTCATCGTTCACGACGAAGTGTACGACGAAGTACTTCGTCGATACGACGCAACACTATCGTCAGTAGACAATCGGCTGATGCTGATTCTTACTGATGAGCGTGGACGCGCACGATACTTCGAAGGGACTGAAGCGTTCCAAGTGCTTCAGTCTGACGGAGTGTTGCGCGAGTTCCCCGCGTACTGGCGGAAGCAGTTCCCGAAGTACGCACCGTTCACAATCGCATCGTAGTAGCGCGGGGAGTGCGGCGCGGATGCCGCACTCCCCGCAATGAAGGGAGAATCGCAATGAACGAAGGCAAGCACTACAATCCAGTCGAGTGGAAGTTGGTGTATCAGCACCGCTCATCGCTGACGGATAGCGAGAATCGTACTAGAATGGAAGCAGAATCCGATAGGGTATCGGATAGAATCGTGAAGGCTATCGGTGCGCTTCGTCAGAATCGCCCGAACACTTGGCTCGATGAACTCGATACTCGCGCATTCTTCATTCTGAAGGATGCACTCGATCCTATCGGATACGAAGTGCTTCATCAGGACGAAGGCGGCGCGTGGATTGTTCGTGAACGATGGAACGCATCAGTGAACTGGAACGCGCAACTGACCATCGTCTAGCACTGGCGTACGCAACCTACCCCGCACTGCTCGGAGCGCCGAGTGGTGCGGGGATTCTTTTTGCCCTGGTGGCCTCAGTTAGACCGCGGCACCCCGTGCTGCTGTTCTATCTGTAACTCACGGAAGTAATATAAGTAAGTAAATATGAATCAGGAAAATCTATATAACCGTTCAGGAAAATCTATATAACCGTTCAGGAAATCTATATAAAGTGGGGCTTGGAGAAATCTAGAGGGGGGCTTGGAGTGTTCTATTGCGGCCCCTCCGGGGCCTACAGCCCCAATATAAATACAACAATAATCAACTGATAGATGATGTGGGCAGCCCCGATAGCAAGGCGGCAGAAGCAATAGGGGGAATAGTAAATGGGAAAGCGGATCAACCGAAAGCAGGCGCTAGAAGCGATCAAGCGCCTACAAGAATTTACATCGCACACGGGAAATTTCCGCGCGCGATGGATCGGCGAACAATACATGGTGTATTCATACCGTGTGTGCATCGCCGATTTTACGGATGGCGTGTGGGGTGTGGACACCACGCGATGGAGCAATACGACATCGCGCCATCAAGGCATCGTGCGCCGCGCGATCGCCGAATAGATCGTCCCGCGTATAAAGGCGGGCAGGGCAAGGGAGCAGGGGGACAAGAGAGCCCCCTGCTCGCTCCCTTATTTTTTTGCCTTTTTTCAGGCAATTGCTCTACCGAAGCCACCCGTGCTGCTGTTATATCTCTAACCCCTATAAGCAATATGAATATAAATATAAATAATAAGTAAGTTCTATTGGGACGCCTCCGGCGTCTACGGCCCCCCTATAAAAACCCCGCTAATAGATTCACCGATGATGTGAGCAGCGGCGCTGCTGTGGCGTCGCATTAGTGAGGAGGGAAACGCAATGGCAGAATCAATCAAGCGCATTAGCATTCTCGCCGCTATTCTCGCGAATGGTGGCATCACGGTGCGCGTACCGACAATGCGCGCAACGAATCCACGCCGCGGATACGCCGTTGGCGCAACGCAGCAGACATTCACAATGCTACCCGTTGCAACGGCAACGGAATCCGACGTGCGGCGCGCAATGCTAACGGCAGCAGCGGCGCACGGCACGCGTTACGCTGGCGCGTGGATTGATGGCGAATGGATTCACGTTGACCCTACGGCAATCGTGCGCACGAAGCGTGACGCGATTGCGCTAGGGCGCGAGAATCGTCAACGCGCCATCAGGGATTTCGCGAACGCAGCAGACATCGCAATCGCATAGCGCAACACCCCGCATCGCTCGGATGGCCGAGCGGTGCGGGGGTTCTTTTTGCCCTTCTTCAAGTTGTACCGCGGCCCCCTGGGCTGCTGTTAGATGTGTAACACACAAGCAATATATAAGTAACAATAATAAGTAAGTTCTATGGCGGCACCTCCGGTGCCTACAACCCTCCTCTAAACATCCCAATAATAAGAGCAGCGATGATTAGGGCGGACGCGCTGCTGTGGCGCGACCCGCCAGATAGCAATGGTGCTGGATCGGTGTATGCGACACCGAAAGAAAGTAGGAGGTAGCAAGTGAAAGGGTTCAAGGTACTAGTCAGCAAAGTGGTGGAGGGTGAGATCTTCATCGCCGCTGAAACCGCTGACGAGGCGAAAGAGATCGCGCTCGATCTCGCATCAAACGACGTCAATGAGGGCGAAGTCCTCACCGACGCCGCTGACGCGCTGGTCGACAATGTTGAAGAGGCAAGCGACGAAGAGAAGAAGAACTTCAACTTCGTTGATGCCGCTGGCAACGACGTTGATCTTGTCTAGTCGTTAGAGAATCAAACGAGGTGCGGGCGCATGCGACGCTCGCACCTCACCACCATTAGGAGGATTCAACAATGGGATACGACATTTACTCGCGCAAGGTTCTTACAAAGAAGAGCGACTTTGGTGATGTCGGAGAGAAAGCGTACTTCCGAGCGTCGATCGGTGTTGCGTTTCTTCCACGACTCGTCAGCGACATGCTCGGCATTAAAGGTATCATTGACGTGTGGGCAAACGGCGTCAGCGGTGATGGTGAGCATCACTTCAGCGCGGACGACTGCCACGAAGCGATGACGAAGATCGAGACAGAAGAGAAGCGAAACGCGTTTGTTGAGTCGGTTCTTGATCGACTCTATGGTCGCGGCGACTACCTCTTCAATGGTCTGATCGACGAGAGCGAGTGGATCGGTGGTGCGTTGAGATCCAACAGCATTGACGACGTGCGCTCTTACATCGAGTCGTACCTGGACTACATCAAAGAGATCGCGGATCTCGACGGCGCTGAAGCGTGGTGATGTAGTCGATCGTTCTTTACGGTGTCGTCGCGGCTCCCGAACGCGGGAGTCGCGGCGGCACCATTTTTTTGTGCTTCGCGCGAAGTTAGACCGCGGCACCCCGTGCTGCTGTTAGATGTCTAACTCACAAGGGATATATAAGTAACATAATATAAGTAATAACAGCGTTCTATGGCGGCCCCTCCGGGGCCTACGACCTCCCTCTAAAAGTCTCAATAATAGAAGCAAAGATGATTGGTGCAGCGGCACCGCTGTTGGTGCAGCGCAAGTACGGGAGGTTCAGTAATGGCAAGTGTAAAGGAATCGCTTATCAAGGAGATGCACGACATTGACCGTGCACTTCACGGTGAGCATCATCGTTGGCGCTTTGTTGAGACAATCAAGCGCTTCGCTGATTACAGTCAGTTCACCGCACTGACTTACAGTGTGGCGCGTGAGTGGGCGCGTATGGGTGGCGATGCGGTTGATGTGGTTGAGAAACCGCACCACTTCGCAGAGCAGCACGCGCTGCATCTTGTGGAGAATCCTGAACTCGCAAACGAAAGCGCCGTCGCAAGCGCTTTCGGATTCTGGGAGTGCAAGGATTGCCCAGAGCAAACCAACGCGCTGAACGACGATGCGCTTAGTCGTCGCGACTGCGCTGCGGGAGCGTAATCAATGGTGCGGTGTGGGTGCGTTGCGCTCACACCGCACCACAAGTTTGGAGGAGAATTGCAAATGTTCAAGTGCAAGAAGTGCAAACAAGAGTTGAAATGGATTAGCGACTCAGCGCTTTGCGACGATTGCAACAAGGGTTGCGAGGACTGCAAAGAAACTGATGTGAAAGTGAACGACCAGTGGGAAGACATCAACGGTGTCTGGTCAACTTTCTATTCGCACGCTGACGGAAGCGACAAGTTCATCTGCAAGGAGTGCCACTTGAATTATGAAGAGCAAGAGGCACTTGCAGACATCGCGGAAAAGTTTCGCGACGCGAGAAGTTGATACTTGCAATTCAGCAAGTTAGCAGTGATGTGGTGCGAGCGAATGCGACGCTCGCACCACAACCATAGAAGGAGAAGATTGTGTTTGTTGAAATTGTACTGGTTGCAAAGGGTCAAGAAACTGGTGAACGCGCTGTTGCGTTTGATGTTGGCGATGCGTTTGTTTGCGCTGATTGCGCAGAAGTCGGATTTCATTCAGCGCTTGCAGTTGCATTCGGTGAGGGCATTCGCGCATTGAACGCACGCGATGTTGTTGCAGAAATGGACATTCGTGAAACCTACGATGATGTGCCGAAGTGTGGACACTGCGGTGAACGCGTCGTTGCCGAAAAGATGTTCAAGTATTGGGACGACCTTATGAAGGTTCCGCGCTAAGGGGAAGTTCAGAACTCAACGCCGTCGTCGTCGCTCCATCGCGGAGCGGCGGCGGCGGCTTTCTTTTTGTCCTTCTCCAAGTTATACCGCGGCACCCCGTGCTGCTGTTCTATATCTAACTCACTTGCAATATATAAGTAAATAAATATAAGTAATAAATAAGTTCCATGGCGGCTCCTCCGGAGCCTACAACACCCCTCTAAACATCTCAATAATACAACCCGCGATGATTGGGGCAGCCGCACCGCTGTTGGTGAGGCGCAAACAATAGGAGGAAGTTATGGGAGTGCTCAAAGATAAAGCAATAGCAGCAGCGAGGGACGAGCGACACTCGTGGCAGTTTGTCGCAACTCCCTGTGAGTCGCTGCGGTCGCGCATTGACCGCGTTGAGTTGCTCAACGAGTTCGTGATGGAGTTCGCGAGAACTCTGGACAGCGCAGACCACGCGGTTGATGCGATTGACTCACCACACGATTGGGTTGAGGAGATTGCTGCGTTCATCAGCGAAAACGATTTCGTTGAGTCCAGCACAATCGCGCGGTTGGGACTCTGGGAGTGCGACGATTGCGGCAAGCAATCAAATCGCATGACCTTCACAATCCAAGAGCAGCGCGATTGCGCTGCTCGTTGAGTCAAAGGTGCGAGCGAATGCGACGCTCGCACCACAAGCATTAGGAGGTTCACAATGAGCACGAAGGCAAAGCAAACAAAGCGCACAGCAACAGAGAGCGTTGGAGTCATCAACAAACTCCTCGCGCGCAGCGTTGAGCAGCGAGCGATTGCTGCTGATGTTGTGGAGTTTGAGCGAGCGAATCTCGTGGAACTCGCTCTCGCACTCAATCCGAGCAAGAAGGTTGTCGCTGCTGCGGAGAACGCTCTCGCAACAGCGAGCCAGACCTTCGCCTACTATGAGCGCAACACTCGCGAACTCCAAGCGAAACTCGCGAGCGCAATCAAGCAGGTTGAGAAGGCGCAAGCGAAGGCGTAGCGCACACTCCCCCCGTTCACCGCGAAGGCGCGGTGGGCGGGGGGAAGTTACATCGCGGCACCCTGTGCTGCTGTTCTATATGTAACACACAAGAGATATATAAGTAACATAAATAATATAAGCGGGGTAACATATAAGTTCCAACATTACGGGCCGCGGCCCGTAATGGGCGAACAAAAAAGCAGCCCCCCGCCGCTGTTTGCGAGGGGCTGCTTGTTGCCGCTAGTTAGCGGCGATCCCAGAGAGCCTGTGAGCCGTCCCAATCATCTTCATACGCGTAGGCATCGCGATCGCCAAGAAGCGCGGCGGCTTCGTTGCGCAACTCCTCGCGGAGTTCGGTGCCGCAGTAGTCGTGATAGTAAAGTCCAGCGTGATCGTCCATCCACCTATCAGCATCAGGAGCGATTGCCTCGCCACACCAGTCGCACATTGTATCGCCTCCTTATTCACAGCCAGCCCAAGTGGGCTATGCCCATTGTAGGCACACCGATTCAGATTCGTCAAGGGGTTCTAGTCCAATCTGCCGCGGCAGATTGGAGCTGAACAAACAAAAAGACGGGGAACCTTCCCCGTCTCTTTGTTGCGCGACCTGCTCGCGATTACTTGACTGGATAGTTCCCCAGTTCTAGCAGCGTCTTGATTTCCGCAACCTGCTCATCGCTGAACGCAAGCGTCTTGCCGTCCTCGTCCTCTGCGGTGAGTACGCAGTTGCCGTAGATTCCGTCAAATACTCCGCCCATGATTTCGTTGCGGAGTGAAGTGGCAGCCTGATTGCGAATGACAGGCTCATTGTAAAGCCCTTCCTCATCGCACCAAAGCACAACGCTCGTTGCTCCATACTTGCCAGAAACCGCAACCTCCGTCATGTCCCAACCGCCAACGCGGTAGAGTTCGGTGAGCGTGTTGCCGTCATCGTTGAAGTCCACGACCTCAACCCAGTTGAACAGCGCGGGGACTGGCGTAGCAGTCTCAAACTTTCCAACTCCGAACTTGATTGCCTTGCCCATTTCCTTGCCTCCTTTGCCTCTCGTCGGGAAGCCCCGACCACTGAATCTTACGCGATAAGTTCGGAGCCTGTCAAGTGGTTCTATCCCAAGTGGCCGCGGCCACTTGGGACTGAACAAAATGATGAGGGTCTGGATGGCACCACACCAACCAGACCCTCATCGGCATTTCGCTGCCTCTGACGCTTATCCCCTTGCGGAGAGAGGCTCCACCTCTCGGCTACCTCTTGCGAACGGCGTAGGTGTTGGTTATTCACCCTCACCGCTCGTCCTTATCGTCGCGGGTAGTTATGTCTACAACTACCAACCAGCCGCAGCCCCATAAGCCCGCCACCTTCACAGCGGCACCAGAGCGGCTCGTTAGACGATTCTCTCACAGATGAATCTATAAGTCAAGAGTTCTATCCCAAGTGGCCGCGGCCACTTGGGGCTGAACTATTTATTCAGAAAGTTTTGCCGTTCGGCATCCTCTCGTACATTCCTGCAATGTCGCTCCACTCGCGCTTCGCAGCGTCTGGCGAGTCAAAGACAACGAAGTCAACGAATCCATCGTTGCGCCAATGGACAATGATGTTGCCGAACTTATCATAGGTTCCATCCTGCTCGGTCTCAAAGATGTCGTCCTGATGTGCCCAGCCGTTCATCACATCATTGTAGATGTTGCCGAACCGCTCGGCGAAACCATCAAGGCGACCTGCGACCTGCGGATCAACGATCCATCCATCGTCGCCCATAATGAAGTTGCTCGGCGTGAGTGAAACTGCCAATGCTCTGAACATCCTAGCCTCCTCTGCTCCAAGTCCAAGTGGACTGACAAGATTATACGCACACTTCACATTGCGCGTCAAGAGTTCCATCCCAAGCACCCGCCGGTGCTTGGGGGCGAACTATTTATTACTCAAAGCGCGTTAGCCGCGTCCGTCCAATCAAAGGAAAGCCCTGTGAGGCGGCGCACCTCGTCCGAATCCCCATTCGCCGCGTACTCAATGAGCGCAAGCCGAGCATACTTCGCCGCGTTGAGGTATGCGTCGCGCTTCTCGCCATTTGTGCGTCCCGCTTGCGAGTCCGCAACTTCGGCGCGTCCGAGTAGCATTCCCTCCATTAGTCCGTTGGTGTATCGTTCTCCGCTCATTCTGCCTCCGCATTTTCTGTCTGCTGTCGCTCGTTTTCAATCGCCTCATCTGTGAAGTGTCCCGCGATTTCCTCCCAGTTTACGGAAGCCATCGCCGAGCCGATGAGGTCTGCCGCGAGTCCAACGGGCTGGTCGCCGATTACCTCATCAACCTGCTCGCGCAACCATTTCGCCATTTCCCACGCGGCGTTGTCCTCGTCTTGTTCCGCGAAGTGTCGCGCCTGCTCGCCAACCTCAAAAAGGTCAAGCAAGCCTTCGTTTATCCAAAGATTCACCAACCAAGTTTCGTGATTCGTCCAGCCGTTGTATCCGTCCGACATTTGAGCCTCCTTGCTACTCGCGGGAAGTCCCCGCCCTTGAATCTTATGCGAACTTATAGCGTGCTGTCAAGAGTTCTAGTCCAAGTGGCGGCGGCCACTTGGAGCCGAACTATTTATTTACGCGCCGACGGAAGCGAGCAGTTGCTTGTGGTGCGCGTCTGTTGTTGGCTCAACATCAACGCCGCACGCGACGCACACAATCAGCGAGCAAGGCGTACCCTCGCCCTGCTCGTACTCCGTTGCGTTTGAGCAGTCTGGGCAGTCATCAACGACAGCCTCGTGAAGCCAACGGATTGCTTCGTGTTCACACATTTACTTCACCTCGTACTCGTCGCCACCGATACGCAGCGCGGTGATTGCGTCAAGAGCGATGGAGCGGTATCCCTTCTTTGCGATGTCGTACACAAAGATTAGGTCTTTCTCCTTCGCGTCATACGCAGCCTCGCCGCCTTTCAGGTGCTTCTTTACACCGAGGCGAGCCGTCATCTTGCGCGACTCGCCTGTGGTGCGCTTCACAAAGTCCACACCGAAGATTGAGCCTTTGCTGTTGCGAATCATCTCCGCCGCTTGGCTCATTGTGATTGGCTTACTCACATCGCCACCTCAAACCCATCTCGCACGATTCCGTCAAGAATCTGTTGCGTGTATCGGTACTCAACCGCTAGTCCGTGTCCAAAGTAGAGAGCGTCCTCGCCAATGTTCTCATCAAGCCAACGACGAGCGTCGCCGTTCACAGGAATCAACAGGCACACCGAGCCGCCATTGACGAACTGAAAGTCTGCCAACTTCACCTTCTTTGACTTTGCCTTCTTTGCCACGATAGCCTCCTTTATCTCCACAACCCAAGCGGGTCGTCATCATTGTACGCACAACCCAGCCCAGCCGTCAAGGGTTCTAGTCCAAAGGGCGGCGGCCCTTTGGAGCCGAACTAATAAAGTGGGCGGTAGGGTTTCCGCCTACCGCCCACCAAACTTATTGCGTGATGCTTGTGCGAACTCCGTCCTCAACGCCTTCCCATAGCGAAGGTCGCTGCGACCTAATGCTCGTGAACGCGCCGCCGCCTCCTATGACCAAGTGGTCAAGGACAGCGATGTCCAACAGGCTAGACGCAGCGATGACTTCCTTTGTGAGGTTGATGTCCTCGTTGCTTGCCTCTGGGTCGCCGCTTGGGTGATTGTGCGCCAACAGAATCGCGCAACCGCCAGCCGCAACCGCGTAGCGGAAAAGTTCACCGATGCGGACGCTCGTGCCAGTCGCAGTCCCAGAGTAGACTTGCTCAACTCCAAGAATCCCGTTGCGTCCGTCTAGCGTCATCACCCAGAGCGACTCGTTCATCAGCCGCTCCGCGTCCTGACGGAAAAAGTCCACCGCCGCTGTGGGTCGCTCAATCCTCGTTGGCTTCGCCTCTGCAATCTCGTGGCGAAACACCTCAACCTTGTACCGCTTCCAGTCCTTCATTTGAGCCTCCTTCTTTCTAATCGGGAAGTCCCCGACACCACCATTGTATTCACAAACCTAGCGGTTCGTCAAGAGTTCTATTCCAATGAGCTGCGGCTCATTGGAGCCGAACTAATAAAGAAGCCCCTCGGAACCCGTCGGTTCCAAGAGGCTTCTTTCGGATTATTCATTGGGGGCTAATCACTTCCCCCAACTCCTTTTCCTTCCGCTCCGCCGATCCATTGGCACCTAGCGGTCATCGTCCTTTGCGTCTCGTCTACCCGCATTTAGGGCTGCGGCAGACCTGCTCGCTCGTCCACGAGTCTCACCCTGTCGGTTCGCTTCATCTAGAATCGCTTCCGACAAGTGGATTCTCTCACGCCCGATTTCATCTTGTCAATACCCTATTTTTCGTTCCTGTCCAAGCACCCGCCGGTGCTTGGAGCCGAACAAAAAAGAAGGTCGGGTTGGCTGCTCAACCCGACCTTCTTGTAATGACGCGGGGGAGGCTCTATCCCGCGTCGTAGACATTACGGAGAATCATTCCTCCGTCGCTGCCGAAGCCCCATACAATCGGCAGTCCGATACTAGCAGGCAAGACGCAGGCTCGTGCTCAACAGGCGCGATTGCCCACTCCCAACAAGTCCCGCAAGACTCGCCACAGAGATTAACCTCGTCCGTATCAAAGATGGGGTGAACATTGTTGCCCTCCGAGTCAACAGCAGACTCATCGTCAAGCCGAGCGCCGAACTCACCGCGAGCGCAAGGAATACAATGAACCGCCGCCTCGTACTGATACGCAATCACTTCCATACAGCCCCCTACTGATTGTGAGCGCAGATGTAGAGTTTGCGACCATCATCTCCGTCCCACTCAAAAGTTAGTCCGTGCTTTCGCGCGTACTGCTTCACGATTTCTGGCACAATCTCGCCGAGCCAACCGAGGTAGACATCGCTGCCATCGCGGTCTGCGTCCTGCTGGTGATAGTAAACAAACTTCTCAAAGCCGTCGCCCTCCAACGAAGCGAACGAGCAGGTTGAGCAGCACCAGATACCGAACTTGTTTGGCCCAAGCACTCCGACATCAGTGTTGTCGGAAATGTCCACCAACATCGCGTCTACCTTCTGAAAGAAAGTTTTATTGCCCATACAGCCCCCTATTTACAGCCACGCCAATCGGCGCAACGCCATTATAAGCAGAACCAGAGCGAGCCGTCAAGTTCTACCCCAACAGGCCGCCGCCTGTTGGGCGAGAACAAAAAAAGGAGCCGCCCGAAGGCGACTCCTTTCTTGTTTGATCTAGAAGATGCTAGACCAGAGCGAGGATTGCCTCGCGCTTCGTCTTGGCGGCGAAGCCTGTATCAAGCATCACGCTAGAAGCACGCGCGTCGTTCGCCGTTGAGCGCACGCCGCCGCGATACGAAACGCCGTGATCAAGATACTCCGCGATGGCGTTATACAAGCCCCACTTCGTATCCCGAAGACCATCAAGATTCTCCGCGTTGTTAAGAATCGCGATGGTTGCCTTTGCGCGCTCCGAAAGCACTTCCTTACCCTCGCGCTCCTTCTGGGAGAGCGGGAAAAGTTGTGTGATCACGCGGAAGATTTCGTCGCGATCAACCTTCTCCGCGACCATACGCGAAGCGACTTCCGAAAACTCATCAACGACCTTTGACGCGATGCCAAGAGCGCGCTTCGCTTCCTTGACCTTCTCGTCTAGGCGCGCCGTGTGGCGAAGCGTGAACGACATCTTCGCGCTGCCAAGCGCAGCGTTGAGCGTGTTCATACAAACAACGCGTACAGGCGTGATCATCGCTTTGAGCGGGAACAGCCCGTTGTGCCCGTTAGCAACGACGAGGTAAGTCGTCGTGCCGCCATTGTCGCCCTGAATCGTGATCTTCTCTGGAATCTCCAACGCGGTGAAAACGATCTGACCACCGCGCAGCGACCCCGCCGCTTCGTATCGTGCGCCCTCTTCCAGAAGCGCATCGGCAAACGACATCACCTCATCGTTCTGGATTGGCGTGTAGCGATCGCCAACAACGCCAAGAACCGCGCCATCGGTGTCGCGCACATTTGCGCGCTTGCCGTTGATCGCGATGGTTGCGCCGTTGTGCTCGGTGAAGATCGGCTGCTGCTTGACCTTCCAATCAAGACCAGCCGCGACGATCATCTCCGCGCTTGTGGTAAGACCCGCGTTTGCTACGCCAAGTCCGTGCCAAGGCATACCGCGCTCCTTGTTGTATGCCATCGTTTCTACCTCGTGTGCCATTTCCGTCCTCCTTACTTTACCAACGGCAACTGCCGCTAGGTTGATTGTCGCATACTATCCAAGATTGCGTCAAGTTCTAGTCCAAATAGCCGCGGCTATTTGGAGCCGAACTATTAAATGCGCTATTGGTGCGCTGCGTCCCAGCAGTCGTCGCAGAGGGAGATTGTTTCCTCATAGGCGAGTTCATAGCCGTTCCAACCATAAGCAACCTTTCGGTTCTTGCCCTCAAACGGACAACGCTTATCAAGGCTCAAATGCGTTTCGCCGTCGCACTCCTGAACAAGAGGGTGGTCGTGCGTTTCGCACTCGCATTGGTCGTAGTAGCAGTCGCCGTTGCCACACATCGTCATTGACGCTTTTAGGAATCCCATTGTTGCCTCTCCTTTCACAGCACCCCAAGCGGGGCAACACCATTGTATTCACAAACATAGCGAGCCGTCAAGAGGTTCCACTCCAATCACCGGCGGGTGATTGGAGCCGAACTATTTGTTTACTTCCAGTCGGCGGGGATCGTCTTCCAAGCCTCGTCGCAGTCGCTTGACCAAAGATCACACGACTTACACATCACGACATAACAACCCTCTTCGTGCCCACTGACCTCGCAGTCTGACCAGAGCCAGTTTCTATCTCGCTTCTCTTCTGGGCAGCCGCAGGATTCTCTTGGTGAATCTGGAAACAGATTACTCATCGTCTAGCACTGCGTCAACAACCATAATCTCTGTTTCGTTGTTGAACTCGTTGAAGTCTAGATTCAAGCCGATCTCAAACGCTTTATCCCTAGCCTCTTGTATTGTTTCCGCCTCAATCTCCAACCACTTATGACCGATCAACTCCAAGTGAACTCCCCACTTCTTCATACCGCCACCACCTCTTTCGCGGCTTCCTCTTTGGTGATCTCGCCGCGTCGGATTCGGTCGCGCAACTCAATGCTCTCCTTCTGCCAGATTGCGTCAAGTTCCTCGTTGCGCTTCTCGTCGTGCTTCGCTTCACGCAATCCCTCTTTCGTGAGTTGCTCAACGAGTCGCTTGCGCCACTCGCCTGCTGTCTCGTATGAGGCGTTTGTTGATAGCCCAATGTGTCGCTCCAAGTCTGCGCGAGTGAGCGGACGAGCCTCAAAGCAGTGTGCGTTCTTTCCATCTGCGTCTGGCTCGTTGCCGTTCCAAACGACTG